TGGAATATCATAACACTCCTCGTTATACCATGTTGTATTATCACTTGAGACTTGCAAACACAGGCCATCTGTTGCGCTTGCTTTATCTGTATAAATATTAACGAATATTAAAGCATAGTCTAATGTTTCAGAGCCTGTACCTGTAAACACGCCATCTATACCTAGTGGTGTAGTTGATGTGTTGTTTAAGCAAACCTTACCGTCTAAAACTACCTTAAGCTGACCTGATGCGTTTATACCTGCCTCTACGCCATCAGACCCTGTTAATGTAGTTCTAACCGATGTATTTTTATTACCTACATCTATAAATTTATTATTTTCACGTGTACTTAAATCAATAGGTAAAGCCATGATACCCCTAAAAAGGGGGGCTTAGCCCCCCCTATAAATTTAGTTTAGTCTACTTTTTTAAACCATACATGTAGGTGGAATTTACCAGCAGTTAGCGCAGCAGTACCAATAGTCATTAGTAGGTTATTTTCACCGCTTGCAGTGTACCTTTTAGCTGCTAGGCTATGTACTGAGTTTTCTGTAAGTGCAGCTACAGCTACTGACTCAATAATTGAGTCTGTGTCTGATGTTTGACCTACGATAACTGTAGCACTACCGCCTGATGTACCAGCAGTCTCTACGTGTAGCATTGCGTCTACAATAACGCACCCTACAGGTATTTCAACTAGATCATATGTACTAGTTGTAGCCCCTGTATCCTCTGAAAAATCATACGTACCTTTTACATATACAATATCGTCATTGTAATAATCGTTAGCACTGACATCTTTTTTGCCATCTGCATCAACTAAAGCCATCTAAGACCTCCTTTTAGTTTTTTTACGTTTAGGGGTAGGTGAGGGCTTAACCTCACCTACTATTTTATTTTCCATTGTAGTGTGTTGAGATATCTCAAAGTGAGCGAACCAATGACCATTGCGTGACTCTGTTACGTTAATGATATCTACAGACTCTTTAAGAGCCTCTATTTTATTTTCTAACTCTTTAAGAGTCGATGCGTTTAAATGCCTTAGCTTTGTACCCACTTTAATTTACTCCTTATGAGCTTGCAGTAATTTTAACTGAGCGCTCATCATCAAACTGACTTACACCAAAAACAAGATCGGCTGTCATTATGTAGCCATACTTTTTATTAGAGTGCTGGTCAGATACTTTAAGTCTTAGCCCCTGTTGCATGATTAGGTATAGAGCTGATCTATGACAGCCATAACCTGTATCTGCTGCCAGGTTTTGAGCCTCTACAGTGTTAAAACCGTATAGAGGAAAACCAAACTCACCAGACGCTACAGCACCTTTATTAACAGTATCATTACTGATAAATGTAGATGCTCCTAGAATATCACCATAAAAGGATGGTGCTAGGAAAAGCGCTCTTTCACTGTTTGGTACACTCTGTGTACTCAAAAGATTACGCATGTTAAGCACATCAGCAGCCGCTAGAACACCAGCAGATGCTGTTTCAATAACGTGGTCAGGGCTAGATGAACTAGGAACGATAGCAGCAGTTACTGCATCTTCTACCTGTTTAGCAATTGAGTACATAAGTGCTGACTGTGCAGCAGCCTCAAATGATTTACTTTGTAGCTGTGCTAGGTCTGTAAATTCAAAACCAGCATGTGCTCTTTTATTAATTGTTATAGTCTTATCAGTGATTGTAGCCTCTTCAGTAGTGAAATTTTGCTTATCATCTGTAAGTGTCTCACCAGTAGCTTTAGCAAACTGAGACATATGCAAGATGTCACCGAATCTAAGCTCACCGATATGCTCAGGTGTTTTGTCGAAAAAATTAGCGATTGGTAGATTAGCCCTTAGCTCATCATACCAGGTAGCACTCCATATCTCTGGAATGATTGCAGCGTTTTCTGATACTCCATTAACTCCCATGTTAACTCCTTTAGTTATTTAGAGCTTAGCCTTGTTAATCCAGTAGTTATACCTAGATTAGCCTCAAGCTCTGCTCTACGTTTAATTTTATCCTCTCTGGATAGCTTTTTGTAAGCCTCTAAGGTGAGCTTTTCATTAGTGCCCTCTGGCGCACTATTTAAAACCCTCTCAGAACTGCCAAACAACACTGGTACAGCCTCTTTAATAGACTGTGCAACTGCATCTGCACCTACTGTAGTGTTAAACTCAGAGTCTATTTTAATATCATCTAAGTTAGCTAATTTAATAGCTTGCCCTACATAAGACTCATTGCAGCCTAGCTTAGATAACTCATTAGTTAGGGCTGATGTTTTCTTAGCAGTCTCAATAATCTTATTAGTTTTATTAAGCTCAGCCCTTGCAGCCTCTAACTCCTTTTGCTTATTTTCAGCTAGTGTTTTGAACTCCTCATTTTCGATTAGGCTTTTTTCAGCCTGAGCCTTTAGTTTAGCCTCAGCCTCAAGCGCTCTAGTCTTATAGTTATTACGCTCTTTTAAAACCTTTTCTACATGTGAGTTATCACCATGTTGTTTTTCAGATACTCCACTGGTAGCATCATCATTAGCGCCCTCTGGTGCACTATTAGCAACATCACTCATTTAGCCTCCCTTTACTTATTAAATTATATCAATTAAAAATTTTACGTGCAACATCTTTAATATGTTGTCTGTACTCAGATATTATAACCCTAGCCTCTGGCTTACTCAAGCTTAAAAATGGTCTTAGTTTAGATACAAACTCTGCTATTTTAGCATTGTTATGTTTATCACTGCCACCTGTTATAGTTTTGCGGCTAGTCTTTTTAATGAATAGATTAAATGTGTTTTTAGTAACCTTATTACCAAAAGCCTGCAACATCTGGCCTGTAAGTGTGAGGTTAGATTTATTAGGCGTGCCAAACTCACCCAAAGGTTTACCTTTTCTGTACTTCTTATAGCGTGGTGATAGCTTTTTTAACTTGCCCTTAGTATTACCCTTTACGCCATAGCCTGACTTTACACGCTTATAGACTAAGTCCTCTGTGCTTTTAGCTAGGCGTTTCATTATCTTTTTACTCAAAGCTTGCTGTTTTAGCTTCTTAAACTTCTTACGCCTTACACTAGCATCTAATATAGAGCCTTTTTTGACTCTCATTTTAATCACAGTAAGTCATCCAATGCCAGAGTAAAGAAGTCTGCTAATGCGTTTACATCTTCCTCTGTGCTAGATTCTTTTAGTATATCTGTAAGCAATTCATTTTCCTCATCGCTAGTAAGGTTAAAAAAGTCTCTAATAGGTAGGCTATTTTTAACACCACCCCCGAAAGTATGACCATGTGCTTTATTATTGTTATCTGCATCTATAAACTCAAGCACTATAGACGTACCAGCTTTAGGCTTTGATACCATGCTGGCCAACATCTCACCTGTAAGCTTTAAGTTAACCTTAGTGGCGCTTTTACCGTATATTTTAAACTCTGCACTTTTCTTATAGCTCTTAGAATACTTTGCGAAGCTCTCACCGTTTACGTCTTTATTGCTAAGTGTACGCTTAGTTATTAGCTCTATAGCATTTAAAGCAAAGGCTCTTTTTACACTAACGTCTGTTAGCTTACTGCGTAATGCCCTGCGCACATCAGGGCTTCTGTTAGTCATTACCCTATTAAATATACGTGCTAGGTCTACAGTAAGCCTTAATTTACGTGTACCCTTTTTAGTCCTTTGCGCCATCGTCTACGTTATCCTCATCATTAAACTGATTATTTAACGCCTCTACGTCACTTGCAGACTCTTCTTTTATCTGCTCCTCAAGCTCATCAATCTCTGCGCCTGTAAGTGATGGGTAAAGCTGTTTTAGCTCCATCTTTAAAGTTGATAGGCCAGCCTCTAGCCTCTTAATAGATATATCTACTTGCTCACTCTCAGACATAACTACTTTAGGCTCTGATAAGATAACCCTGGCCTTAAAGGTAGCACTAAACTCTTTAGAGTAATCACCCTGTAGTAAGCCTTGCATGCGCCATGCTTTATTGAGTAAGTTGATCTTGTCCCACATCTCCTCCTCAGCCTCTAGGAATATCTGTTGATCGTTTTTCTTATCCTCAATTAGTGAACTATTATCAATTGCCTTACTAATACCGCTCTCTGCTGTAGTAGTAGTAAATTGACCTGATATAGAGGATGTTTTAAGCCCTCTAGTAGATAGTAAGTAAGATATTTGAGCCTCAATAAGCTTTAGTGTCTCACTAATCTGAATAGTAGGGTCTAACTTATTAATGCTAGGTGTAGGCTCACCCTCTTTTTGCTCTAGGTGTACTACTGTATTAGGATTAGTAGGTATACTACCACCAGCATTTACAGTATAGATTAATGACCATGCTTGATATTTAGCACCAAAAGATAAATCAGTAAGTAAAATAGGTATCTTTACTGAGCACTCATAAAGCGCATCTTCTGGTATAGGCTCAACACCTAACTCTGAGTCACACTTATATACAAAAGGTAAAACACCCCATTTATTAGCCCCCTCTGGATTATCAAGCGCCTGCATCTTAGTAGTGTTAATATGACCCTCACCGTCAATTACCCAAAAAGACTCATCAGACCAGACGTGTAATTCCCACTCTTTAGGGCTGCCTGTTATCTTAACCAGCTTAACAATTACATCGGGTACGTTTTCTGAGATAGTATTATAAGATA